TCAGGCCTTGGTCTCGGCCTCGTCGACGCCGTCCCCCGCGGGCGCCTGCGCCGGCGGGTCCGTGTCCGTCGGCTCGCCGTCCGTCGGCTCCACCACCTCGGGCTCGGGCTCCGGCGCGGGGACCGTGCGCAGCTCGAAGGGCTCGCCGTCGTGCCGGTCGACGGCGCTGGCCACGCTCTCGACCAGGACCTGGCGGGCGAGCTGGCCCTGGATGACCATCGGGTCGCGGGACAGGTCGCGCCACAGCGCGACGCACAGCACGAGCATCACCACGACGAACGGCAGGGCCGAGACGATCGTGATGTTCTTCAGGCCGTTGAGGGCCTCTGCGGGGTCGTCGCCGCCCGCGAGCAGCATGACCGCCGCGACCGCGCCGGTGGCGACGCCCCAGAAGACGACGGACTTCTTCGACGGCTCGGCGGCACCGTGCTCCGAGAGCCCGCCCATGACGATGGACGCGGAGTCCGCGCCCGTGACGAAGAAGATCGCGATGAGCACGACCGCGAGGACCATCAGCACCACGGTCACCCAGCCGGGCACCTGCAGCGCCCCGAGCGTCGTGAACAGGACCGTGTCGAAGTTGATGTCCGGCACGCCGTCGACGACCCGCGCCAGCGCCTGCGTCCGCTCCTGGATGCCGATCGCGCCCCCGCCGAAGATGGCGAACCAGATCGTGGAGACGACGGACGGCACGAGCAGCACGCCGGTGACGAACTGACGGATCGTGCGGCCGCGCGAGATGCGCGCGATGAACAGGCCCACGAAGGGCGTCCACGAGATCCACCAGGCCCAGTAGAAGATCGTCCAGCTGGACATCCACGCGGCGAGCGACTCGTCGCCGGCCGCGGCGGTGCGCGAGGCCATCTGCGGCAGGTCGCCGATGAAGGCGCCGATCGCGTCGGGCAGCACGTTGAGGATGAACAGCGTCGGGCCGCCGACGAACACGATGAGCGCGAGCAGCACGGCGAGCACCATGTTGATGTTGGACAGCCACTGGATGCCGCGCTCGATGCCGGACACCGCCGAGGCGACGAACATCGCGGTGAGCACGGCGATGATGACGACCAGCACCGACGTGCCGACCTGCTCCATCACGCCGGTCTCCTGGAGGCCGCCGCCGATCTGCAGGGCGCCGAGGCCCAGGGAGCAGGCCGAGCCGAACAGCGTCGCGAGGATGGCCAGCACGTTGATCACGCGTCCGCCCCAGCCGTTGACCACGCGCTCGCCGAACAGCGACGTGAACATCGAGGAGAACAGCTGCGTCCGGCCGAGCCGGTAGGTGCCGTAGGCCATGCCGAGCCCGACGATCGCGTACATCGCCCACGGGTACAGCGTCCAGTGGAACAGGGTCGTGCCCATGGCCGTGGCGACGGCCTCGGGCGTCTGGCCCGCCACGGTGCCGGGCGGGGGCGACATGTAGAAGTACAGCGGCTCGCCGACGCCGTAGAAGATCAGGCCGATGCCCATGCCGGTCGCGAACATCATCGCGACCCACGACGAGGTGCGGAACTGCGGCGACTCGTCGTCCTTCCCCAGCGGGATGCGCCCGAAGCGGCTGGCGGCCACCACGATGACGAAGATCGTGAACACGGTGGCGGCGATGACGAACAGCCAGCCGAAGTTGGTGATCGTGCCGTTGAGCGCCGACGTCGCGACGGAGCCCAGCCCGTCGGGGGTGACGAAGCCCCACACGACGAAGGCGACGGCGGCCGCGGCGGCCACCCCGAAGACGATCCAGTCGGTGCCCCGCGAGCGCGGGGCTCGCGGCTTGCGCGCGGTCGCCTTCTTGAGGGTCTCGATCAGTGTCCTGGTCGTCTCTGGATTGCTCATAATCCCGGCAGCCACGAGATGAGTCTGTGGTGATGCAGCCGCCTGACGCATCCTTTCCTGAAGATCACGTGAATTACCGGTCGAGAACCCTAGCACGGGGGTAAAGAACGGCAGCGGATTGTGGCAAGGATCGCAGTACGGCGGGATCGATGCGGTCGTCCGACCGGCTCAGCGCGGCTGCTGACGCCATCGTCAACGCTGCCACGATCCTGTCCCGCTCGCCTTCGGTGGCGTCCACCGGGCGGCGGGCTCGTACGACGACGGCGCCCCGGGTCAGGTCCCGACCCGGGGCGCCGTCGTGCGGCAGGGACGCCGGTGCCGGCGTCGGTGTGGCTCAGACGTTGAAGCGGAACTCCACCGAGGCGCGACAGAATCAAACGTCTGTGCGATACGCTGCGCCGCATGACCACAGGGGCTCCTCGTGCAGCTATATACGTGCGCATCTCCCGCGACCACACCGGCGAGCAGCTGGGGGTGACCCGCCAGCTAGAGGACGCCCGCGAGCTGGCGCGGCGCCGCGGGTTCGACGTTGTCGCCGAGTACACGGACAACGACGTGAGCGCCGCGGGCAAGCGCCGGCGGCCCGGGTTCGAGGCGCTGCTCGCCGACCTCGCGGAGGGTCGGGCCGACGCTGTCGTCGCGTGGACGCTCGACCGCATCACCCGCAACGCGCGCGACCGTCTGCGGCTGCTCGACATCGGGCGTGAGCGGGGCATCATCGTCGCGCTCGTGCGCGGTAGCGACCTTGACCTGTCGACGCCGTCAGGCCGGCTCATCGCCGACGTGCTCGGTTCCGTCGCGCAGAACGAAATCGACGTGAAGGCGGACCGGCAGCAGCGTGCCGCCCGGCAGCGGGCGGAGCGCGGCCTGCTGCCGCTCGGGCCGACGCCGTACGGGTACGCGCGCCGGGGGCGCACCGTCGTCGTCGACGAGGCCGAGGCGCCCGTCGTCAAGCGGGTAGTGCAGCAGGTGCTCGACGGCGTGCCGCTGTACTCGATCGCGCGCGAGCTCGAGGCCGAGGGCGCTCCGACTCGGCACGGCAAGCCGTGGCGGGTGAGCACCGTTCGCGGCATCGCCATGAACCCGCACTACGCCGGGATCAGCGTCTACAAGGGCGACGAGCTGCCGGCGCGGGGGCAGTGGCCGGCGCTCATCGACGAGGACGCGCACCGTCTCGTCGTGGCGGCGCTCTCCGACCCCCAACGGCGCACGCAGAAGTCGACCGAGCGCATGCACCTCGGGTCGGGCCTGTACCGGTGCGGTGTCTGCGGCGGAGGGACCGACGAGCGCGGCGCGCTCCCGGGCGCGCCGGTGTCGTCGTGGTCGGGCAACCGCTACCGGTGCAAGGCCGGGTGCATCACCCGCGTGCGGCCCGACATCGACGAGACGGTGCGCGCCTCAATCCGGGCCCAGCTCGCGCGGGACGACTACGCCTCACTCCTTGCGCCGGACGACGCCACACCCGAGGTGCACGACCTCGTGGTGCGGGCGCGTGAACTGCGAGAGCGTCTCGAGCGGTTCGCCGCGGACTACGACGCCGGGTACATCGACGGCGCCCGGTACGCGGCGGCGCGCGGCAAGGCCGAGGCGGAGCTCGCGCAGGTGGAGCAGGAGCGCGCCCGCAGCGTCGCCTCGGGCGCGGCGGCGGCCGTACTCGGCGCGCCGGACCGCGCGGCGGCATTCGACACGGTCGACCTTGCGACGCAGCGCGCCGTCGTCGACACGCTGGCCGTCGTCGTGCTGCTGCCCGGCGTCCACGGCCGCAAGGCGTTCGATCCGGAGTCCGTGCAGTTCAGGTGGCGCGCCGACGACTGACGCCGACCCGCTTTCACCCGCCCTCCCCTTGCGCTATTCGAGCGCGCTCTGTCAATATTCGAACAGTTGTTCGAACACAGGGGGTACGGATGGGAGTAGCGGGCGACGACGAAGCCCGACCGACGGTGTGCGAGTTCGGGCTGCTGTGCCCCGTCACGGTGTGCGTGTTCAACCGCGCACACTCGCCTACTGCTCCCGATCTTCCGTGCCCTGCGACTGTGGGCCTGCTGTCGATCCTCCGCTCGCAGCTAGCGACGCAGCACGCGTAGTGACCTCGAGCATGAGTGCGTGCGGGGTGAGGTGCACGAGTCCGGCCGCCGCGGCGACGATGTCGAGCGACAGGTCGCGGGCGCCGCTCGTGCGCGTTGACACGTAGGCGCGGGAGCGGCCGAGCGCGGTCGCGACGTCGTCGAGGCGCAGGTCGCGCTCGCGCAAGATGTCGCGTAGCGCCAGCCCAAGCTGGCGACTGAGGTCGACGGCGGCGCGCTGCGGCTGGTCCTCCTGCTTTGTGGTCATGCTGACCATAATTGCCGCCGCAGCGTCGGATATCAAACGGTCGGGTAGTGAAATCACCCTCGGTGTGTCGCGGTTGCGCGTCGCATATCCGACGCTTAGGCTCAGGCTATGGCAACCCCACCCGACCCCGAATCGTTCGAGGCGCAGGTCTCGCTCCGAGTCCGTGTGGCGCGACGGCGCGCAGGCATGACGCAGGAAGAGGTCGCCGAAGCGCTCAGGATTCCGACCACCACGTACCGCAACAAGGAGCGGTGCCGGTCGCACTTCAAGGCCGGCCAGACGCTCGCCATCGAGGGCATCCTCGGCGTCGTGAGGTGCGACCTGTTCAACATCGGCGGGCCGATCCGTTTCCACTCCCGTCGCATATCCGACGTTCCGGCATCGGAGGTGTCGGATTGACCCGTTCCAAATCCGACGCGATCGCCGCCTATGCGGCCCGACTCGCCGCAACAGCGCCACCCCCGACCCCCCAGCAGCTCGAGCGGCTTGCCGCCCTGCTGCGCCCCGCCGCTCGCGCCGTCGCCGAGCGCCGCGCCGCCGCCTGACCTCTCCCCCACCGACCACACCGGAGACACACCATGACCGCCCTCACCACCGACCCCGACGAGCGCGCCGAGGCGCTGTACCCCGAGCACGAGACCTCGTGGGACCTCACGTACCCGAGCAGCGCCCTCAACCACTTCCGCCGCGGTGCCTACGTGCGCGGCTGGCACGACGCCCGCGAGACGTTCAACGGGCCGACCCTGCGCGGCCTGCTGTGGCTCGCCGTCGGCGTCGGCCTCGCCATGGCCGTGCTGCTCGTGCTGCTGCTGCTCGTGCCGTCCCTGACCGGGACGGGCCTGCACCTCGTGCCGCCCGTCGTGGCAGCCGTCGTGCTGCTCGCCGCCGCCCACCGCGCGGGCGTGACCCGATGACCGCCCTCACGCTCGGCGCCCACGTGCGCTACTCCCGCGTGCTCACCCGCACCGCGATCGGCTACGCGAGCAACATCACCGGCGACCGTGGACACCTCAAGCGGTGGGAGCCGCGCGACCTGTTCCCCGGTCAGACGGGGCGCACCCGTGAGGGCATCCTCGTCGCCCTCCGCACGCTGACGAACGGCCGCACCCTGTGGGGATTCGAGGGCGAGCCGACCACCTACACCCCCGCCGAGAGCCTGCGCGTCGCGCTCGTCGCCTACGACCTGCGCCGCACGCTCGAGCGCGTGCTCGTCGACGACCTCGAGGTGCTCCCGTGACCGCCGAGTGCGTGTGCTGCGGCCGCCGCGTCGAGCGCGCCGACGTCGACGCCAACGGCCTGTGCACCCGCTGCCTCGCCGACGGGTTCACCGTCGACGCGCTCGACCTCGGCCGCCCCCTGACCACCACCGAGAGGACCGCCACCATGGCCCGCAAGATCGACCCCGCCGACGTGCAGATCGGCGACTACGCCGACCACGTGTCCGGCGACCTCGACCCTCGCCCCGTCGCGTACGTCGACGTCAGGGCGGGTGCCGTCGCCCTGCGAATCGGCGACCACGTGACCGGCCTGCTGCCGCTCACGAACTACACCTACACGCGGGAGGGTGCATGACCACCCGCCCCGCCGACGCCGCCCTGCGCGCCGCCGTCGACGTCGACCCCGCCCGCGACGGCCTCGTCTACGCCCTGCCCGAGGACGGCCCCGACGGCTACCACGCCGGGCCGGAGCTCTCGTCGTCCGGCATGAAGTTGCTAATCAAGGCGCCCCGGAAGTTCCAGCACGAGCAGGCACACCGCACCAACAAGCGTGAGTTCGACCTCGGGCACGTGGTGCATGGCGAGGTGCTCGGTACCGGCCTCGACGTCGTGGTCGTGCAGACCACGGCGAAGGACGGCACCAAGAGCGACGCTGAGGACTACAAGACCCCGAGCGCCCGCGCCCACCGCAACGAGGTTCGCGAGGCCGGCGGCGTGCCGATCCTGCGGCACGAACTCGTCAAGGCGCGCGCCATGGCCCGCGAGGTGCTGGCCCACCCGGACGCCCGCCGCGAGCTCGAGGTGCCCGCCGACCCGGAGGTGTCCGCGTTCGTCACGATCGACGGTGTGCGCGTCCGCGCCCGGTTCGACGCCCTGCACCGCGACCGACCCCGGATTGTCGACCTCAAGACCGGGCAGACCGCCGACCCGTTGCGCTGGCCGCATCGCGTCGCCGACCTCGGGTACGACCTGCAAGGCGCGCTGTACGGCGACGTGCTCGCCATGGCGCTCGGCCTCGACAACCCCGACGACGTGAGCTTCATTCACATCGCGGTGGAGTCCGAGGCGCCGCACCTCGTCGCCGTGCACGAGCTGGCGTGGGAGTACATCGAGCGCGGCCGGACCTTGTACGGGCACGCCGTCGAGTTGTACCGCGCGCTCGTCGAGTCCGGGCTCGACGTGTGGCCCGGGTACCCGACCGGCATCCACCAGACGCGCCCGCCGGAGTACCTGCGCACCCCCGCCCCGCCTGTGCTCGTGCACGGGCTCGCCTGACCCCCACCGACCACGGAGGACCACACCATGACCGACCTCACCACCACCACTCCGGCGGCCGTCGAGCCGTCGCCCGCGCCGGCGCCCCTGCCGGGCGCGATCCTGCCGGCCGCGTCGGCGCTCATCCGGGCGACCGCTCAGTCGCTCGACGACGCGTACCGCATCGGCAACGCCCTCGCGAACACCACGTTCGCCCCGACCGCGTTCCGCGGCAAGGCCGACGATGCTACGGCGGCGATCCTGTACGGCGCGCAGGTCGGCCTCGACCCGCTTACCGCGTTGCAGTCTGTGTTCGTCATCGGCGGCAAGCCCGCCATGTACGCCCGCACCATGGCCGCCGTCGTCATGGCCGCCGGGCACGACGTGTGGACCGAGGACGAGTCGGACGAGGGCGTCACGGTCGCCGGGCGCCGCAAGGGCTGGGCGCCCGACCGCGTCGAGCGCATTCGCTACACCATGGCCGACGCCGAGCGGGCCGGGTACACGTCGAACGCGCAGTACCGGAAGAACCCGCGGGCGATGCTGTACGCCCGTGCGCTGGGCGACGTGTGCCGCCGCATCGCGCCCGACGCGCTGCTCGGCCTCGCCTACACGGCCGAGGAGATGCAGGGCGCCGCGCAGCAGGACACCGCCGTCGAGCGGGTGACCGTGCAGCAGGCGGACGCGTGGCAGCAGCCCGCCCCCGCCCCGGCGCAGATCGAGCAGCACGACCCGACCACGGCCCGGCTCACGATGGAGCAGCGCCGCACCATGCGCGACCTCATGGAGCAGACCGGGCTCAACAAGGCGAGCATGCTCGCCCTGGCGACCGAGGTGGCCGGCCGGGAGGTGCCGAACGCCGACGCTCTGACCGAGGCTGAGGCCGCGCAGGTCATCGCCGCGTTGCAGGGCGAGCTCGACGCGCAGGCGCAGCAGCCCGCAGCGCCGGCTGACGCGGGGGCCGTCGACGCCGCACCGGAGCCGGGGCCGGCTGCCGAGGGTGGAGAGGGTGAGGCCGCGTGACCGCCGCGAAGAAGGGCGGCGACCTGCTGCTCAAGCTCGACCCCAAGAGCGAGAACATGCGCCGTTCCCGGGGCATCGCGAAGCCGCGCGCCGGGACGACCGTCGGCCTGTGGGAGCTGCCTGGCCGCTGGTACGTGTGGTCGGCCGGCCCGGAGGTGTCGTCGTGGTGGCTGCGGCCGACCGACGAGCACGCCGAGGCGCTCGTCGAGAAGCTCACCCGCAACCCGGCACGCGGCGCGCCCGTCGTGCTGTCCGTCGCGCAGAGGTGCATCGCCGTCAAGGCGAGCGCGATTCGTTGACGTATCGCGCGTCGCATATCCGACGCCGGGGCGCCCCTCACCGGGCGCCCCGGCCCCTGACCACGGAGGACCACACCATGACCACCACGACCGCCCCCACCATGCGCTGCCACGACTGCCGCGCGCCCCTCGCGCCCCGCCGCCGCGGCGAGCTGCCCCCTCCCGGGCACAAGCGCCACGCCGCCCGCGGCCTGTGCAGCACGTGCCACAACCGCCGCCGCGAGCAGGGCACCATCGACGAGGTCGCGCCGGCGACCCTCCGGCGCCCGCCCCTCGACCGCGACGTCGTCGCGCAGCTCGTGCGCAAGGGCCTGACCGACCGGCAGATCGCCGAGCGTCTCGACGCGAACCTCGGCAGCGTGGGCGACGCCCGCCGCGACGTCGGTCTGCCCGCGAACACCCCGCCGCGCACCCTGCGCACCCCGCGCCCCTCGCGCGTCCCCGAGGACCGGCTGCGCGAGCTGCACGCCGCCGGCCTGCTCGACCCGGCAATCGCCGCCGAGCTCGGTGTGTCCCCCAACGCCGTGCATGACGCCCGCAAGCGCCTCGGCCTGCCGTCGAACTACCGCACCCCCGCCAAGATCGACCCCGACGAGGTGCGCCGCCTGGCCGACGAGGGCCTCACCGACCGCGCTATCGCGGCCCGGCTCGAGTGCGCCGCCGAGACGGTGCTACGGACCCGCAAGCGGCACGGCATCGCCCCGGGCGTGCCGCAGAACGTCGGCGTGCTCGACACCGCGGTACACCAGCGGCGCAGGCGCACGCCCGCCGCCGGCAGTGGCGGCGTGCTCGCCGCGCTCGTCGGGCCCGACGGCGCCGCGCTCGAGGGCGCCGCGTGCGTCGGCGCCGGTCGCCCCGGCGACGACCGGCCCGACCCGTGCAGCAACGACCCCCGCGAGCGCGCTCGGGCCGCCCGCGAGCTGTGCGCGGCGTGCCCCGTGCTGCTGACGTGCGAGCTGGCCGGACGTGGCGCGCCCGCCCGCGCGTTCGTGTGGGGCGGGCGCGACCATGGCGAGGGGCGCACGTTCACCGAGCAGCGCGGCGGTGTGCGCGTCCCCGCGCTCGACGTGCAGGACACGCACGAGCTCGCCTCGTGAGCGCCACCGTGCGGCTCGTGTTCACCCTCACCCGGGCCGAGCTCGTGTCGGCGAACGACCGCGAGCACTTCCAGGCGCGCGGGAAGCGCATGGCACACCTGCGCCGCGCTGCCGCCCTGCGCGCGGCAGCCGAGGTGCCCGACGTCGTGCTCGACGGCCGGGTCGACGTCGACGTGCTCGTGCGCTGGCCCGACAACCGGCGCCGCGACGCCCCGAACATCGCCCCCACGGCCAAGGCGCTCGTCGACGGCATCGTCGACGCCGGCGTGCTCGAGGACGACGCCGACCGGATCGTGCGGCGCACGTCGTTCGAGGCGGTCGGAACCGACGCGGCCGGCGGCATGTTCGACGTCGTGCTCGTGCTGCGCCCTGCCGCGCCCGCGGTCGACGTCGAGGCGCTGCTCGCGTTCCTAGACCGTCGCGCCGACGACGCCGAGGCGGGATCGCTGCCCGTGGCGGCGACCCTCGACGGCCTCGCTGCTCGCATCCGTCGCGGCGAGTTCGTTGCGACGGTTTGCGACGTCGCAACGCGTCGCATTTGCGATCCAGAGGGATAGAGTGCGGGGCGCCTAACCTCACCGGTCCGACGCCCCGCACGCGACCCGCTCCGACCACAGGAGCTCGCTCGAGCGTCACCGTACCCGCACCACCCCGACCACACCTAGAAGGACCCCACGTGAGCTGGCTTCGCATTGATGACGGCATGGCCGAACACCCCAAGCTGCGGCGCCTGCCGCACCCCGCGTGGCGGCTGCACCTCACCGCGCTCATGCACGCATCCCGGTACGGCACCGACGGCGTCATCACGCACGAGGACGTCGAGCACATGACCGACGGCCGCGCGTGGCACGAGGACGACCCCGACGGCCTCGTCGAGCTGCTGGTGCACGCCGGGCTGTGGGAGGTCGGCGCCGGCGAGCACGAGGGCCTGTGGAGGCTGCACGACTACCACGACTACAACCCGCCGGCGGAGCAGGCGAAGGTGCGTCGTGAGCGCGTCTCCAAGGTGCGTTCGCAGGCGGGTCTCGCGGGCAACCACCGTCGCCACCACGTCGCAAAGGGAGTGGTTAGCGACGATTGCCCCCTGTGCGTTTCCGCAGGTGAGGATCGCAACCTCGCAAACGGCTCGCAGCCCGTCGCAAGCGACGCTCGCACGTCGTCGCCCCGTCCCGTCCCGTCCCGTCCCGTCCCCTTTGAGAGCGACGCTCACGCGCCGCTCGCCGACGACACGCTGCCCGGCCTCGAGGTCGAGGCTCCCGAGCCGGTCAAGGCGTCGAAGGGTCGGGGTCGGCGCAAGCCTGAGACGCCGCTGCCGGAGGACTGGACGCCGACCGACGCTCACCGCGAGCAGGCTCGGCAGCTCGGCATCGACGTCGAGCGCGAGGCGGTGCGGTTCCGGGCGCACGCCGAGGCGAACGACCGGCGGCAGCGCGAGTGGAACGCCGCGTTCCGGCTGTGGCTGGACCGGGCGCCGCAGATGGGCGGGGCCCGCCCGGCGGCGGGCGACCGGGTGCAGCGCCTCGCCGGCGGGGACGCCGCGAGGGCCGAGCGGCTGGCGGCGAACCCGTGGCTGCTGAACGGCTAAGCGTGTCGGCGTGCGTCGCATATCCGACGCCCGTGGTACGCTCGCAGAGCACGAAAAAGCCCGCCGGGTGGTCGAGACCCGACGGGCGGCCCGGACCCCTGCAAGGAGGGAACCGAACATGGACCAGTCTACCGCCCCGGCCGAGCGCGTCGCATATGCGGCGCAGCACCTCGGCGCCCCGGCGATCGACGAGCGCAGCAAGGCCCGCGAGGTCGTCGACGAGGTCGTCGCCGCGCAGGACTACACCCGGCGCGCGATCGGGAAGCACCGTGCGTACGGCGACCGCTACCGGCCCCGCCCGCTCGAGTACCGCAAGCCCGTCGAGCGCGCGGCGGTGGCCCGATGAGCGAGCAGATCACCACCGCCGCCGAGCTCGACGCCCTGCCGATCGGCAGCATCGCCCGGTCGGGCAACGGGGACCTGTGGCGCAAGGTCGTCACGGGGTCGTGGGCGAACCTCGAGGACTCGCGACGCAAGACCACGCACGTCCTGACCACCTACGACGCCACGGTCGTCTTTCGCCCGGACCGCGACCTGCTGGCCGAGGCCCGCGCCGAGGGTGCCCGCGAGGCAGCTGGCCGGATCGCAGAGGCGGCGCGGTCCATCCGGAACGGTCAGCTCGACACCTGGGGATACATCCCCGACACGGTGGGGCACATCCTGGCCGGTTATGCCCAGGCCGAGGGCGTCGCCCGCCGCGGCGGGGCGGTGACCGAGTGAGCGCCGAGGCGCCCCGGCCCGACGAGCCCGACGACGAGCTCGAGGCGCGCCTCGACTCCCTCGTCGCCTCGTACGGCTCGACGTTCACCCGCGAGCAGCTCGCCCGCATGATCCGAGAGGGGAAGATCCGGTGACCACCGACCGCCGGACGATCGGCTTCGAGGTCGGGCGCGCCTGGCCCGGCTACCTGCGGCACGTGTTCCGCCGCGACGTCTACGACGGGTGGACGTCGGCTGCGACCGCCGCGGCCGTGTGCGGCGGTGTCCGCGGGTGGACGACCGCCGGAGTGGACGTCGCCGAGCTCGAAAAGCGCCTCGCCCCCACCGCCGCCGCGGCGCTCGAGCGCGCTGGCGGCCCTGACAGCGTCCACGTGTGCCCCCGCTGCGCCAAGCGCGCCCCCCGGGCCCGTGTGTACCGCCCATCACCCGCCGACCCGACCACCCCGACCGCAGACAGGACCACCCCGTGACCATCGACCACCACGCCGCCGAGCTCGCGCTCGTCGGCGCCACCCTGCTCGACCCGGGCACGCTGCGCGAGACGTCCGCCGTCGTCTCCCCCGCATCGTTCGACGAGCCCCGCCTCGGCGCCGTCTACGGCATCGCCCACACCCTGTGGACGAACGGGCAGGCCGTCGATGCCGTCACCGTCGACGCCGCCGCCCGTGAGGCGCGCGTGCGCGGCGTTGACGCCGTGTGGCTGCACGACGTCATCGAACGCACGCCGACCGCCGCGAACGCCGGGTTCTATGCCCGCCTCGTGTCCGAGGCGTACACGCGCCGCCTGCTGCACACCTTCGGCCTGCGGGCGCAGCAGCTCTCCGAAGCCGACCACCCGCTCGCCGAGGTGATGACCGCGGCCCGCGGCGAGTGGGAGCGGCTCGCGTCCGCCGGGTACCGCAGCCTTGAGGCGCAGACCCTCGGCGAGGTGCTCGCCGGCGACGACCGGTACGACTGGCTCATCCCCGACCTGCTCGAGCGCGGCGACCGCGTCGTCATCACCGGCGGGGAGGGCGGCGGCAAGACGACGTGGGTGCGCCAGCTCGGCATCCTGTCGGCCGCCGGCCTGCACCCGACCCTGTTCCGGCCCATGGCCCCGCTGCGGGTGCTCGTCGTCGACTCCGAGAACACCGAGCGGCAGTGGCGGCGGCAGGCGCGCCGCATCGTCGGCGCCGCCACGCACTACGGCACCACGCCGCCCGAGGACCGCATGCACCTCGTCACCGTGGACCGCATGCCCAAGGGCCGGCTCAACCTGACCGACGACCGCGACCTCGGCGCCGTGCACCGGCTCATCGACCTGCACCGGCCCGACCTGCTGCTCATCGGCCCGCTGTACAAGCTGACCAACGGCGCGATCACCAACGACGACCACGCCGCCCCGCTCGTGTCCGCGCTCGACTCCCTCCGCGGCCGGGGCGTCGCCCTCGTCATGGAGGCCCACGCTGGCAAGGGCCTCAACGGCGCCGGCGAGCGCGACCTCGCCCCTCGCGGCTCGGCCGCCCTGCTCGGCTGGCCGGAGTTCGGGTTCGGCCTGCGCCGCATCCTCGAGACGGAGCAGGACGAGCACGACGAGTATCGCCGCGTGAAGGTCGTGCGCTGGCGCGGCGACCGCGACACCGGACGCGCCTGGCCCGACCACATGTACGCCGACCCGCGCAACCCGTTCCCGTGGACCCCGGAGAACATCGGGCCCGCGACCATCGCCCACAACGCCGGCGCCGCCGCATGACCACGCGCGTCGCATATCCGACGGACAGGAGAACGACCATGGCAACCGCCACCATGTACGCCTACCTCAGCGACGAGGACCGCGCCCTCGTCGACCGCATCGCCACCGCCCTCGAGGCGATCGGCGGGCACCTCGAGCTGCGCGAGCTCGTCATCGGCGACACCACTGGCACGGACTGCTGGGAGCCGCTCGACCCCGCCCAGACCGCCGCCGACGCGCTGCGCATCGGGCACGTGCTGCTCACCCGCGACGACAAGGCGCCCGACGCCGGGCACCTGTGGGTGCACCCCGACGCCGCATCGATCGAGCGCGTGCTAGACCGGCTGCCGGTCGGGTTCCAGTTCCGCGACCGGGCGGGTGACCTGTGGTGGCGCCGTGTCGACGGGTGGCACTCCGGCGACCACCCCAGCGAGCACGACGCGTCGTGCGCCCTATCGGTCGACGCGGTCGCCTGGTGGACCCCGCTGACCGTCGAGGCCGTCGAGTGCCCGACGTGCACCTACCCGCGCCGCGAGACGGACGGCATGGTGTGCCAGACCTGCGGCACCGACTACGCCGCCGAGCCCGACACCGAGGGCCCCGTCGACCCGTGGGCGCCGCTCGACACCGCTGCCGAGGCCGCCCGCGCCCTGCGCGTCGGCGACCGGCTCGTCGCCGAGGGGACGGGGGCGTCGCTCTCCGCCGAGGGCATGACGTACACACACCCGAACGTCGCATCCATCGCCGCCGTGCTCGCCGCGCTGCCCGTCGGCGCGCAGGTGCGCGACCAGTACGGCGCCCTGTGGACGCGCGACGAGGACGGGTGGCACCTGCCCGCCGGGGAGAGCCGCCCCGCCATGATCCCCGCCAAGTGCGCCCCGCTGACCGTCGAGGCGCTGCCCGAGCCCGACGACGACCTGCCGCCCGGGCTCACCCTCTCCGACGACGGGCACCTGCTCAACTGGCGCGGCGAGAACTACGTGCGCCAGGCAGGCGTGCAGGCCCGCCTCGACTACCTCGCCGACCTCGAGCGCGACCACCAGCGCACCAGCGCCGCGCACGCCGCCGCCGCCGAGCGGGCCCGTGCCGACGCCGACCGCACCGCCGAGGCCGCCGACCTGTTGCAGCGCGGCGCCGCCGCCGAGCGCGACCGGCTGTACCGCCTCATCGAGCGGGCGCAGGAGCGCGCCGCGAAGGCCGAGCGCGAGGTCGTCACGCTTACCGCCGAAATCGACCGGCTGCGCGGCGTCATCGACGAGCGCGACGCGTACATCGCCACCGCCGAGGCAAACCTCGACACCCGCACCCGCGAGCGCGACGTGCTGCGCGCCCGCCTCGAGTACCGCGACGTCATGGGCACGCCCGACACCCTCACCCCGGACGACGCGCACGGCATCACCCGCCGCCTCGCCGCCCTCATCGGACAGGACCCCGACCACATCGTGCTCGTGTCCCCCCGCGTCGACCTGACCCCCCTTGGGCACGGCGACCTCGTGCGCGTGTCCGTCGCGTACACCTACAACCCCCGGACGGAGGCCGCCAAGTGAGCAACCTCGGCGACCAGCTCCGCGACCTCGCGGGCAGCGACCCTGACACGTACGTCTCAGTCGAGGCCGGGCCGCTGCTCGGCCTCGCCGCCGCCGTCGACCGGCAGGCCGAGGCGCTCGCCGAGAAGGCCGGCAGGCTCGCCCGCGCACACGACGACCTCACCCGCACCCGGCAGGCGCTCGACGCGATCGCCCGGGAGCGGAACACGTGGGCCCGGCAGCAGGCCGACCTCCGCGACGGCCTCGACGCGCAGCGTGCCTACGCCGCGCAGCAGCGCGACCAGGCCGCCGCCGCGACCACCGAGCGCGACGTGCTCGTCGCCGCCCTCGACGAGCTGCTCGAGGGCGACGACCTCGACTCGGGCAGCGGCATCGCCCGCCGCCTGCGGGCCGCCGTCGAGCGCGCCCGCGAGGCCGGCGACCTCGCCGAGGTGACGCCGTGAGCCGCCGCCACGCCGCCCGCGGCGCCGCCCGCCGAGCACCCCGCATGCTCGTGGAGGTCGACGAGCTCGCGCGCTACCAGCAGCGGCAGCTCGAGCTGCGGCACGACGAGCTCGCCGCCCTGCTCGGCAAGGTCGCCGGCCTGTACGACACCGTCATGCGGGACGCCGGCGCCCTGTCCACAGGTGGGGGCAACCCTGGGGGCGCCGCGAAGCCCGAGAGCCGCATGCCCGTGTCCGACCACGTGCTCACGCTCACCATGAGCGCGGACGCGTGGGCCGTGTGGGCAGTGCGACAGGTCAACGCGCACCGGCTCGGGCCCATCGACACCCGGCGCCGCGTCGACGAGGGCCGCCCCCTGTGGCGGCCGCGCGCGACCGGCACCTCGGCCGTCATGCGTGAGCTCGTCGAAGTCGTCGACGACCTCGCGCCCGACGTCGAGGCCGCCGACGACGTGCTGCGCGGCCTCAAGCGCCACGAGAGGGCGCTCGAGCGGCTCGCCGCCCCGGACGGCACCCGGTACGTGCCCGTGCACGTCCCGTGCGACCACACCGTCGACACCGGCCTCGGCGACCTCGGCCCCAACGGCGAGCCCGTCACCCTGCGCCGCCCCTGCGACGGCGTGTACCGGGCCCGGCTCGAGGCCAACGGCCGGCTCGGCGTGCTCGTGTGCACCGCCGACCCCGAGCACACCAAGACGCAGGCCGACCACCAGGCCGAGCAGCGCCGCACCCCGCTCAACCCCGCCGCCGTGGCGCGCCTCGCCCGGCAGCTCACGAAGGGATGACCACCATGACCACCATCACCGGCCCGATCCGGCCGCGCATGACCCCGCTCGAGGCCGGTGCGTTCGCCGAGCAGCGCGCCTACCTCGCCGGGCAGGGCACCACCGGCCGCCTGCGCGAAGCCGTCGGCGCCGTGCTCGACACGTCCAACCTCGCCGCCGAGCTCGCCTCCCTCGACGGCCACGGGCCCGACCGAGCGCCCGAGTACCGCGACAAGGCCCGGGCCCTGCGCCGCCGGCTGCTGAGGACCAAGCCGTGAGCCCGCGACGCACCCGCCGCGGGCACACCAACAGCGGCGCGCCCCTGTGGGTCGGCACGTGGGCCCGCTTCCCGCGCCGCGTGTTCCGGGCCCACTGCCGCGCCTGCTGCCACGAGGCCCGCCCGTGCACCGTCGCCCTCTCCCCCGAGCACGGCGCCGCCCTCGCCCTCGGCCTCGACCACCTCGCCGAGCACCACCCGACCACAGAGAGGACCAACCCATGACCACCCGCACACCTGGCGCCGGCCGCTGGCACCGCGCCGCCGCATGGGCGCTCGAGCTCGCCGTGCTCGCCGTCGTGTCCGGCGCCACCTACGCCGCCGGGTGGACGTTCGTGCAGCGCCTCGCCCTGTTGGTCGGCATCGGCCTCGTGTGGGGCATCGTCGACACCCTGCGCGAGCGCGCCGACGTCGCCACCCGCGCCGCCCTCGCATGGCGCAAGCTCGAGCGGGACCGCGCCCGAGAGGTCGACGCCGCCGTCACCCGGTACCGCGACCGCGTGCTCACCGTGCCCCTCGACCGCGACGTACTCGCCCGCGAGCTGTTCACCGCCGCGCACGTCGAGACGCACACCGTCGCCGACACCAGCCGAGCCCTGCTCGAGTGGCGGCAGGCCACCGACGACGACCGCGCCTACTGGCAGCGGCAGGCCGACACGCTCGCCGCCCGACTGAGGGAGTACCTGTGACCGCCCCCGCACCTGTCCCCCTGCCGAGGCCCGCCCTGCCCCCGTTCGACTCACGCGTCGAGTACGTCGGCCCGCTCGAGGCGATGCGCGGCGCTCGGGGCAGCGTCCGCAACCACGACATGCGCGAGGACCCGTGCGCTCTCGTGCTGTTCGACTCGCAGTACGGCAGCGGCACCATGTGGGTAGCACCGAGCAACCTGCGCCCCCTCGTCGAGGTGCCCGCCGACCGCCTGGACCGGCGCGCTCTCGCCGACGCGCTGTACGCCGGCGTCATGGGGGGCGACGAGCCCGACGGCACGTACCGCCGCGGCGCGGTCAACTTCCGCGACGACGAGGTCGACGCGTACATGCTCGCCGACCGCCTGCTCGCGCACCTGCGGGGCGAAGCATGAGGGCGCGCCGTCCGCTCGCCCCCGATTGCGACCACCCCGGCGAGCACGCGACCCGCGTGCAGTGCCCCGACTGTGGGCGCTGGTCCGCCCACGGGTGGGACACCGGCACAGTGCGCACGCAGAACGGGAGCACGCAGGCGTGGGGCGGCGTGTGCGTCCGGCACGGTACGTGGTCCGACTCGACCGGCTGACGCACCGCGACACGCGCGTCGCTGCTTGCGTCGCATATGCGACTTGACATAGAGTGTGCTCGAATCGCCACAGACGGCGATCGAGGCAGCAGCGCAAGGGCACGCGCAGCACTCACGAGGGCCCGCCAGGTGAAACCCACCCGGCGGGCCCTCGCCATTTCAAGCGCAGCGTCTCGCGTCAACCTCGCGCGCGCGTGAACGGTTCGACGGGAGGGCGGTGGTCGCATGCCGTCCGCGTTCCAGTGGACCGACGAGCGCGACGCCCTGCTGCGCGCCCGCTGCTCCGACGGTGTGAGCGCCCGCAAGATCGGCGCCGAGCTCGGCACGTCGGACGCGACCGTGCGCCGGCGCATGCGGCACCTCGGCATCACCGCTGACCGGACCCGCACTGAGGCCGCCACGCAGGCCGCCGTCGTCGACGTCAAGGCACGACGGGCCGCGGTAGCGCAGCGCATGGTCGGGCAGGCCGAGAAGATCCTCGACCGGCTCGAGGCGCCCACGTACACCGCGCTCATCCGGGGCGGGTTCGGCGCCGAGGAAGAGAAGACCCTCGAGCAGCCGCCGGCCCGCGACCACCGCGAGCTCATGAGCGCCGCGCAGATCGCCATGCAGACCGCGCTCCGCATCGACGAGCACGACGCGGACGGCGGGTACGGCGAGGTCGCCGGCGCCCTCGAGGCCGTCGCCAACGCGTTCGCCGCGGTGGCGGGTGGCATCGGGCGCCTCGACGTCGAGGAAGTCACCCCCGAGGACTGGACCCCCGAGCCCGACCCCGAGGGAGGCGACGCCGCATGACCCCGTTGACCGCGTACCTGCTCGGCATCGCCACCGCCGCCGCCGGTGCAGGGGTCGCCTACCTGCTCGCTCGGCTCGTCGCGTGGTGGACGATCGCCGGCGTCGTCAGGTGCGAGCCGTGCCGCCGCCGGTTCGGCCGTGAGCGCCCGTTCGGCCCGTACGGATGGGCCGCCGTCCGGTTCGAGCTGCACGCCCTCACACCGACGCACCGACGCAACCGCGCCCGATGGGCCGCAGGGAGGGAGCACGCATGACGAACGACCCGCAGGCATCGCCCGGCGAGGCGTACCTCCCGCTCGGGCACCCGCGCACCGCCGAGCTCGAGCGTCAGGCGCACGAGGCATGGCAGGCGCTCGAGCGGCTCGAGGCCGACCTCGGCCGGCCTGCACGCTCGGCCGCGCTCACCCTGTGCCAGTACCCGCCGCACCGCGACGTGCACGAGGCCGTCGACGTCGTGCGCCGGCACTACGCCGGCGAGCACCTGTGGTCGGACGTCACCACGTACGGCGACCGCGGCCAGCGCCGCGCGTGCACGTTCCCCGGCTGCCGGGCCGAGCACGTCGAGGCGCGCCTCGCGACGCCGTGCGCGCCGAGCGTCGACGAGCTCGACGCAACCGAGGGCGCCCGCCAGCGCGCCTACCTCGGCGCACCCATCGTCGACGCGCACTGCATCGACCTGCGCAGCCTCGAGCCCCAGCACGTCGTGCTCACCGGGCCCGACGGCGAGGTGCTGCTCGAGGGCCCGACCGTCGGCGAGGTGATGGCCGCCGCCGCCCGCCGCATCATCGAGCTCAGCGACCAGCTCGCCGACCGAGACGGCCGCCTCGCCGCCGCGCAGGCCGGGCACGACGAGCTCGAGGCGGCGCTCGACCTCGAGCGCCGCGGGCACGCCGAGACGCTCGACGCGTCGTACCGCCGCATCGGCCGCAGCGTCGAGCGCGACGACCGCGTGCGCGAACTCGCCGAGCGATGGGTGACCACCGGCAGCGCGCCCGAGGTCGACGCCGGCCGGCAGGTGCTCGAGGCGCTCGGCGACGACTGACCGGCCCGGAGGTGAGGCCGTGACCGCCGTAACCGACGCCGTGCTCGCCGGGTTCACCCCCGCGCAGGTCCGCAGCATCGCCGGCGCGACGGCCCGCGTGAACGTCTGGCACGGCGCGATCCGATCCGGCAAGACCGTCGCCTCGCTCATCGCCTGGCTGCTGTTCGTGCTCGTCGCACCCCGCAGCGGGCAGCTCGTCATCGTCGGCCGCACCCGCGAGTCCGTGCACCGCAACGTGTTCGCCGTGCTCACCGACCCGAGCATCGTCGGCAAGTTCGCGCAGCACATCAGCTACACCGCGGGCGCCCCGACGGCCAAGATGTTCGGCCGCACCGTGCACGTTCTCGGCGCGTCCGACTCCCGTGCCGAGAACGTGCTGCGCGGCCTCACTGTCGCCGGCGCCTACGTCGACGAGGCAACCCTCGTCGCCGAAGCGTTCTGGACGCAGCTGCTCGGCCGCATGAGCGTGCCCGGCGCCCGCCTGTTCGCCACCACCAACCCCGACGGCCCCGCGCACTGGTTCAACCGCCAGGTGCTCAAGCGCGCCAAGGCGCTCCACTACCGCGTGTTCCGGTTCAAGATGACCGACAACACGTTCTTGGAGGCGTCGTACATCGCCAAGGTGTCGCGCGAGTACACCGGGCTCTGGTACCGGCGGTTCATCCTCGGCGAGTGGGTGCAGGCCGAGGGCGCCGTGTACGGCATGTGGGACGAAGCCCGGCACGTCATCCGGCGTGACGACCTGCCCGACGACCTGCGAAGCCTGTACCTCGGCGTCGACTACGGCGACGTGCACCCCACCCGCGGCTACCTGCTCGGCATCGGCTCCGACCTGCGGCCCGGGCACGAGGGCGAGCACCGCCTGTACGTGCTCGACGAGTGGGCGCCCGGCTCCGCCACCATCGGCGAGCACGCCGCCGACCTCAAGCGGTGGTTGCTGCACCCCGACCGCCGCAAGTGGGCGCCGCAGTGGATCGCCTACGACCCGGCTGCCGCGTCGTTCGGCCACCAGCTGCACCACGACGGGTTCGGCAACGTGCAGAAGGCGCACAAGCCCGTCGTGCCCGGCATTCAGACCGTCGCCGGCCTGCTCGCCGTCGGCAAGCTCGCCGTCGTCGACACCTGCACGAACCTCATCGACCGCATCCCCGGCTACGTGTGGGACGACAAGGCCACCGCGCGCGGGGAGACGGCGCCGGTCAAGGCCGACGACGACGAGGTCGACGCGCTCCGCTACGCGATCTTCACGTCCCGGTACATGTGGCGCGGCCTCGTGCCGCTCGCCGCCGCCGAGGACACCGCACCCGGCACGGGCTCCGACGTCGAGCTCGCCGCCTGACCGAGAGGACGCCGCCGTGCCCAGGATCCAGCCCGCGACGCCGCAGCGGTACCGCCGCCGACCCGCCGAGGTCGAGGCCGTGCTGCTCGAGCATCACCCCGCCTCGCAGGCCGCCGTCATCGCATGGCTGCGCGAGCTCGGCGAGCACCCCACGGCCGACCCCGGCACGGGCGGCGTGTGCTGGGGCGACCTGCGCGACGACGTCGTGCTGCCCGGCCAGTACGTCGTGCACTTCCCCGGCGCGGGCGTGGTCCCGCGCTCGGCCGAGCGGTTCGCCGCCATGTACGAGCCCATCACCCCGGAGGTGCCCCATGCCGCTGCCCGCTGACCAGGCGTGGCCGCCGCGCGCCCTCGCCGGCGTTCGCCCCCGCCTCGAGGAGTGGGACGCGTGGTACCGGGGTGACGTCGACCGGCTCGCCGCCGTCTACCAGGCCCGCCCAGGCGCCAAGCGCGCCCCCGTGCGCCCCGGGCAGCTCGCCGGCGGTGTCGTCGGCGCGTGGTCCCGGTTCTGGTACGGCCGGCCGCAGACCGACCTCACGCAGCCGCGCCGCATGCTGCACGTGCCCGTCGCCGCCGACCTGGCCCGGGCGTCGGGCGACCTGCTGTACGCCGAGGCGCCGCGCGTCGCCGTCCCCGCCCGCCCGCAGGCCGACGGCGTGGCGGCCGAGCCCACGCAGACCGCCAAGCGGCTCGCCGAGTACGTCGACGACGGCATGCACGACGTGCTCGCCACCGGCGCCGAGGTGGGCGCCGCGCTCGGCGGCCGGTTCCACCGCGTCACCTGGGACCACGACCTTGACCTCAAGCGGCCGTTCCTGTCCACCGTCGACGCCGACCAGGCGTGGCCGGAGTTCCGGTGGGGCCGCCTCGTCGCCGTGACGTTCTGGTCCGTCGTCGCCCGCAACGGGCAGCAGGTGCTCCGCCACCTCGAGCGGCACGAGCTCGACGGCGGCGTCGGGATCACGCTGCACGGCCTGTACGAGGGCACCGACGACGCCCTCGGCCGCATGATCCCGCTCAACGACACGGGCGCGCCCGACAGCGTCGCCCGGCTCGCCGGCATCGTCGACCAGGACGGCGCGGTGGTCGAGGGCCGCACCCCCGGCCTCGCCGTCGCCTACGTGCCGAACCAGACCCCGGCGCGCGGGTGGCGCCTCGACCCCGTCGGCCGCAACCTCGGCCGCTCCGACTTCGAGCAGGCCGAACCGCTGTTCGACGGCATCGACGAGACGTACACGAGCCTCATGCGCGACGTGCGTCTCGCGAAGGGCCGCCTCATCGTCCCGTCGTTCATGCTCGGCGGCGGCGTGCTCGGGCAGGGCTCGACGTTCGACGTGGACCGCGAGGTGTACGAAGAGCTCAACACCCCGCCGGACGAGCAGGGCCGCGGGCAGATCACCCCGCAGCAGTTCGCGATCCGGGTCGACGAGCACCTGCGCATCGTCGACGACCTCGTGCAGCGGGCGATCGGCACGGCCGGCTACTCCACGCAGACCCTCGCCGACGGCCTCGAGTCCGGCGCGCAGATGACCGCGACGGAGGTGCACGCCCGCGAGCGGCGGTCGTACACCACCCGGGACCGGAAGATCCGCCACGAGCGGCCCGCGCTGGTCCACCTCGTGCGGAAGATGCTCACCGTTGACGCCGCCGTGTTCAACACGCCCGGCCTCGACCCGGACGGCCTCACGGTCACGTTCCCCGACAGCGTGCAGGACTCGCCCCTCAGCCTCGCCCAGACCGCGCAGGCGCTCTCCGTGGCCCGGGCGGCGTCCACGCACACCCTCGTGCAGCTCGTGCACCCCGAGTGGGAGCAGCCCGAGGTCGACGCCGAGGTCGAACGCATCCTCGGCGAGCAGCGTGCCGTCGTCGACCCGTACACGTTCACGGGCTGAGAAGCGCGAGGGCCCGGCGCCCGGCCATTCCGACCGGGTCCGGGCCCTCACTTCCCGAAGCTCAGCGCAACGGGCTGCCGCTGAGGTTAACAGGCGGGAGGTGCGGCCGTGGCGCAGTACGTCCCCGACGGGTCCGACGCCCTCGACCGCCTCGTGCAGTCCCTCGTCGAGCTGTTCGGCACCGCCGAGCGCGAGCTCGTGCAGCTCGTCGCCATGCAGCTGCGCACCGGCCTCGAGGACGGCGAACGGAACGCCGCCCGCGCGCTGCGCATGGGCGAGCTGACCCGCGACGCGCAGACCATCGCCCGCCGCCTCGCCGAGGCGTACCCCGGCGAGCTCGACCGCATCCTCGCCGTCGCCTCCGAGTGGGGCGCCGACGCGGCCCTGCAAGAGCTGTCCGACCTCGCCGACGTCCCGGACATCACCGCGGCGACCGCCGCGCTCCCCGGCGCCGCCGCGGCGCAGGTGGTCCGCGCTGACCTGTCGAACGCGCTCGAGGACGTCACCCGGCGCGTGCTGCGCTTCCCCGACGACGTGTACCGCCGTGCGGTCGCCCTGGACTCCACAACCGTCCTGCTCGGCACGGGCACCACACAGACCGCGCAGGCCGCCGCGTGGAACAGGCTGCTCGACGGCGGCGTAACCGGGTTCGTCGACAAGAGCGGGCGCCGCTGGACCCTCAGCGCCTACACCGAAATGGCGACCCGGTCGGCCACCCGCCGGGCGTACAACGACGCGCACGTCGGCGCCCTGCGCCAGGCCGGCATCGACCTCGTGTCCGTCGTCGTGGGCCGCGGCTCGTGCGAGCCGTGCGCCCGGTGGGCCGGGAAGGTGCTGCGCACCGACAACGGGCCCACGGGGCGCATCCGGGTGCAGCACGCGACCGAGGACCGCGAGGTGACGGTCACCGTGGCCGGCACCCTCGACGAGGCGAAGGCGCACAAGTGGCGGCATCCCAACTGCCGCTGCCGCACCGTCGCCTACCTGCCCGGCCTGTCCGTCATCGCCGACGTCACCACCTACGACCCCGATGCCGAGAAGGCGCGCCAGCAGCTCCGCTACCTCGAGCGGCAGGTGCGCAAGGCCAAGAGCGAAGCCGCCGCCGCGCTCGACGACGACCAGCGCCGCACCGCCGACCGGAAGGTGCGCGACCTACAGGCGCGCATCCGCGAGCACGTCGCCGAGCACGACCTCATGCGTCAGCGCAACCGCGAGCAGCCCGACCTCGGGCACATCCGCCGCACCCGCTGACCCCCGAGCTAGGCGCCGCCCGCCGCCTGGTCCCGGCGAGGACGAGCCTCCGACCCCACCTCGCCGGGGTCGAGCGGCAGCGGGCACCACGACTTCCCCGGCCGGGTGCCGGGGCAGGCAACACCCACCCACGAGCGCCCGGGAGGCGACGTGTCCACCAGCACGACCAGCACCACCCCCGCCCTGCCGATCCTGCCGTCCCCCGGTTACCGACACCCGCGGTTCTCGCGGCTGCGGTTCGCCGACGGCGACGGCGGCGCCGGCGAGGGCACGCCCGGCACCACGGGCACCACCGACGCCGCGACCGCGGGCGCCCCGGGCGCGGCGACGGAGGACACCGGCGACCAGCAGGCCGCCGACACGGCCGCCACCGAGGCGACCGCCGAGGACACCTCGACGGACGACGAGGCGACGGCCACCGAGACGGACACCACCGAGGACACCGCCGCTGACGACGACGAGACGCCGGGAGCGTCCGACGACGACGACAGCGACGACGACGAGGCGGCCGACGACTCGACCCTCACCCACGAGCAGACGCGCGCCGCACTCAAGGCCGCCCGGGACCAGAACGCGAAGCTCCGCGTCCGGGCCCGGGAGGCGACCGAGCGCGCCGACGCAGCCGAGGCCGACGCCCGAGCCGCCCGGCTCGAGCTCGCCGTCGAACGACGCGCCGGCGCGCTCAACGCATCGCCGGCCGGGCTCCTCGACTCGCGGTCCTTCCTGGCCGCCGTCGAGAAGCTCTCGCCGACCAGCGAGAAGTTCGCCGAGCGCCTCGACGACGCGATCAAGGCGGCCGTCGAGGCGAACCCGAGCCTGCGCGTCACCGCTGCCCGTGGGAGCAACGCCGTCGACCACGTCGGCGGCGAGCAGGGCAACCCCCGACAGCCCGCGTCCTTCGAGGACGCGGTGCGCCAGCACTACGGCATCTAGGCCGTAGCCGAACCCCCAAGGGAGACACATCATGCCGGTGACCCTCGAGCAGGCGCGCCAGAACGCGACCGCCGCCACCGACCTCGCGATCATCGACGAGTTCCGCCGCTCGTCCTACCTGCTGGACCAGCTCACGTTCGACGACGTCGTCAACCCCGCCGGCGGCGGCGCGACGCTCACGTACGGCTACCGCCGGCAGAAGTCGGTGAGCACGGCCGGGTTCCGCGCGATCAACGCCGAGTACGCCCCGACCGAGGCGACGACCGAGAACCACGCGGTCGAGCTCAAGGTGCTCGGCGGCGCCTACCAGATCGACCGCGTGCTCGCGAAGGTCGGCCCCGCCGCCACCGGTGAGGTCGCCTTCCAGTCGCGCGAGAAGGTCAAGGCGACCGTCGCCGAGTTCTGCAACGCCGTCATCTACGGCGACAGCACGCAGGACGATCGCGTGTTCGACGGCCTCGACAAGGCGCTCGCCGGGTCGAGCACCGAGGTCATCCTGCCCGCCGGCGCGGCCGGGTCGGACTGGGCGAACGTCGCCACCCGTGAGGCCGGCCTGACCGCCCTCAAGCGCCTCCGCGCCCTGACCAAGCTCATGGACGGCGTTCCGTCGGCGTTCCTCATGAACGCCGACACCCTCGCCGACCTCGAGTCCATCGCCGACTACGTCTCGCAGCTGTCGACGATCGACGCGTTCGGGCAGACCGTCACGGCGTGGCGGGGCATCCCGCTGATCGACCTGGGCGTGAAGCCGGGCACGAACGACCCGGTCATCCCGACCGCGGCCGACGGCACGTCCGACCTGTACGCGGTGCGGTTCGGCCTCGACGCGTTCCACGGCGTCGCGACCGTCGGCTCGCAGGTCATCACGCAGTACCTCCCCGACTTCACCACGCCCGGCGCGGTCAAGACGGGCGAGGTCGAGATGGGCCCGGTCGCGGTGGCGCTCAAGCGCACGCGCGCCGCGGCCGTCCTGCGCGGCATCAAGGTCGCGTGACCCTCTCGCAGCGGGGCGTCGCCGTCGGGCGGCGCCCCGCTGCGACCCCGAACCACACCCCAGGGAGGGGAAGCATGGGAACGAAGATCACGAGCCCCGTCGATGGGCTGCGCGGGCGTACCGCGTTCGGCCCGGTCGCGGTCATGTTCGAGGACGGCGTCGCCGAGTACGACGGCGAGCTGCCCGAGGGCGTGCGCGCGTACCTCGAGCGCCGCGGCTACACGATCACGACCGAGGGCGACCTCGAGCCGGTCAAGCTGCCCGGGGCGCGCGCCTCGCGTGCTGACCTCGAGGCGTTCGCCGCCGAGCACGGCGTCGACGTGTCCGCCGCCACGGACAAGGCCGGCGTTCGTGCTGCGCTCGAGGCGTGGGCCGAGTCCCTGCCCACGGCCGAGGCCGGCGAGGTCAAGGTCGAGGGCGACCCGTTCGACCCGTCCGAGCACGAGGTCGACGAGGTGCGCGACTACCTCGACAGCATCGACGACGAGGACGCCGAGGCGCACGACGCCGAGGTGCGCCGCGTCATCGACGCCGAGAAGGCCGGGCAGAACAGGCCCGAGGTCGTCGAGTACGTCGAGGGCACGGCGGGAGGTGACGACGAGTGACCGCCGACCCGCGCAACCTCGCCACCGTGCAGCACGGCGCCCCGCTGCGGGACGCCGCCGTCAACCCCAAGCCGGTCGACTACCTGCCGCCGATCAACGCGGGCGAGGCCGGCGAGCTCGGCAACCCGCACGGCCCGACGGTCGTGGCGCCCGGCATCCACGCCGAGCAGGGCGTGCGCCCTGTCCGTCACGGCGTCGTGTCGTCGAACGTCGACACGCAGGAGGCCGACGAGGTCGCCGCGGCGAAGGTGTGGCAGCCGCAGACCACGCCCCCGGCTCCCGAGCCGGACCCCGAGCCCGACACGGGCACGGGGGCGTGA